CCCAGCGGCTTGCCCAGCACCAGCACGTCGCCCACGCCCCACATCACGGCCGAGGTGCCCGCCGCATCGATGCCAGCGGTGCCCGCCCCCTGCAGCGGCACGCCGGCATTGGCCAGCGCAAACAGCGGCATCACGCCAAAGGCCACCCAGGGATGCAGGTCCGCCTGCACACGCTCCACGGGCGCGGCGCTTTCGCGGCCGGCCAGCGCATGCACGGGCGTCACCAGGCCCAGCACCACGCCGGCCAGCGTGGGATGGGCGCCGGTCTGCCAGATGCCCCACCAGAGCACGGCTCCCGGCAGCACATAGGCCCAGGCGCGGCGCACGCCCAGCGACTGCAGCAGGAACACGCCGGCCAGGCCAGCGGCGGCGAGCTCGGCCGCGTCGCCCGGGTGCAGCGCCGCGGCGAGCTCGTCGACCGCGCCGGCGCCTGCCGGGGCTTCGATCCACAGCGCCATTGCTTCAGCCATCGTTGACCTGGAACTTGCGCACCGCGGCCAGCAGGTGCATCGGCAGCGGCTGGTCTTGCACGATGGTGAGATCCGAGCGGCCGCGCTCCCAGCCCAGCGTCTCGATGCGCACGTTGCCGGTGAAGGGCTGCGGCGCCTTGTCGAGCACCGCGGGCCCGAAGCGGCGGAACGGCACGTCCTGCTCGTTGCCCTCGCCGTCGTAGACCTGGGCCCCGATGGTGTTCAGGAAGCGCAGCGTGATCTCGCTGGTGCGCATGCTGTTGCCCTGGGCCGTGCCGGTGCCGGTTCCCACCTCCGGGGTGAGCAGGCCGATCTCGCTGCGGAAGTGCAGGCCGATCAGCGTGCGGTAGCTGGCGCGCGGCAGCGTGACGTTGCCCGAGCCATCGACCGTCTGCTGGGTCTGCACGGCGCCGTCGGCCACGATGTCGACGGTCTTGCCGATCAGGTGCGGCACGGCGAAGACGGTCTGCCCGGCCGCGTTGTCGATCGACACGCCGCAATCCACGGTGTAGCCGTAGGTGACGATGGCCGGCGCCGGCGGGTAGCCGCTGTACGCGGCACCAGGCAGCATCGGCTGGAACACCTCGTCCAGGATCTCGATGTAGCGCACCGTCGCGCCGTTCACCGTGCGCCGCGCGATCACCCAGGTCTCCTCGCGGTCGCCGTTTGGGATGGTGGCCACCGACTCGAACGCGCCTTCGGTGTAGTGGTGCGCCCAGCCGATCACCGACTGGTCGCGGTCGAAGGTGCAGCTCAGCAGCGCCCCGTCGCCACGCACCGCCCACAGCAGCAGGTCGGGCTCCTGCTGGTAGGCCATGGCAGTCACGCCGCCGCCCTCGGTGATGTGCTCGGCAAGGACCGTCAGGTCGGGCGCCGCGTAGCCGTCGAAGTCGTACCGGTAGCCCATAGCGCGCACCTTGCGGCCCGCGCGCTGCACGAACACCGACTCCTTGCTTACGGTGACCGGGCGCACACCCCTGGACCCATGCGAAGACTCGGGACGGATGCGCACGTTCGTCGGCGTGATCGGCTTCTCGACGCCGCCCTGCAGCGAGAACTCGCCGCCATAGGTGTGCACCACCAGGTTGCGCAGCGACGCCAGGTAGCTGATCGGGTTGATCTCGTCGGCGGCGATGGTGAACGAGTACCCATCGTCGTCGGCCGTGCCCTTGGTGAAGTCCAGGTACTCGCCGATGCGGCTGCCCCAGATCGTCTGCGGGAACTTGGTCGAGCCGGCCGCTACCAGCCGCTGCTCGTGGAGCGTCAGCGTGCGCGGGTAGCCGTTGGCCGCCGACCAGACCGACGCCTCCAGCGACCACGCCAGCGGGGGCGACGCGACGGTGCTGGTCAGCGCCGTCACGATCGTCGCTTTGACCACGCTGGCCGAAGTGAACGCGGTGATCTTGCACAGCCCGCCGTTGATGCGCACGAACTTCCCCACGTCCTCGGCGCGCCACACGCTGTCGGTGATGCCGTACCCGCCGCGCGCGTAGCTGGTCGAGATGAAGTCCGTGCTCGTGGTGGCGCTGACCTGCGTGGCGCTGGTGAAGCCGGTGATCGCCGCGACACCGCTGTCGGCGTACAGGGTCTTGCCCACGTCGCCGGCGGCGAACACGCCGGCCGAGGCGGTGACCGTGATCGACCCCGTCTTGGCCGACAGCGTGATGTCCGCCGCGCGCGACAGCGCACCGGTCAGGTCGATGCTCGAAGCAACGGGGTCCTTCGCCGACGGCTTCACGATGCCCTGCGGCGACGAGTCCAAGCTCCACGCGCCTGACGCCAGCGCCACGCCCGCGAACGCGATCGAGATGTCCACGGTCAGCACCGTGGCCGACGTGTACCCAGTGACCACGGCCAGGCCCGAGCCGCTGACCAGCTGCCGGCCCACGTCGCTGGGCAGGAACACCCCCGCGGCGGCCGTCGCCGTGCGCCCGGCGCCCACCGTGGCGGCCGACAGCGTGAGCGCCGCTGCCAGCGCGTGGCCCTGCTCGTCGAACGGCGTCGTGGTGAACGGCGCGGCCGACAGGTCGAACGCGGTCGGGCTGAACCTCCGCAGGCGCTGAATCGGCACCGTGGGGTGCGCCAGGAACATCGTGTCCGCGCCCTGGGCGTAGTCGATGTCGGGGAGCATGGCCTCGGTGTAGTTCGTGACCAGCTCGCTGATCAGCGCGCCGCCGCCGGCTGGCCACACGCGCAGGTACAGGTCGCCGAACTCCAGCATGTACGCGAAGTCCCGGCTGAACACGAACGGGACGAGGCGGGCCTTCTTCGAGCCGCTCAGCTTCGTCGACGCGATGTACCGCGTGCCGCCGCGGCGCTTGGCCCCGCCGTGGATCACCGGGTAGGCGTTGACCAGACTGCGCGCCGCGTTGGCGTACCGGTCGATGTCGGTGCGCCCGACCAGGCGCGGGCTGATCTCGCCCGCGGTGAAGTTGGTCTGCTGCAGACTGACGCGCGGCATGCTCAGCCCCGGCGCCAGATGTTGCCGGCGCCACCGCGGCGCGCCGCCAGCAGCGGCGAGTCACCCACGGTCTCAGGCGGCTCGTCCTGCCCGTCCACGGCCCGCGCCTGCCGCAGCACGTCCTTCAGCGCGTCCTCGACCACCTGCTCGAGCGACGCGGACTGCGTGATGGGGTACGCCATCACCGCCTTCATCGAGACGGTCATTGCCCACACGAGCATGTCGTCCCAGGTGCCCGGGTTCTCGTTGCGCCACACGTACCGCAGCAGCGCCGGGTTCTCGTCGCACAGCAACTTGCCGCTCTCAATTTTGAAGTCGGCCTCGGCACCGGCCTCGCCCACCGCCAGCACGCGCATGAAGTCTGGCGGCAGCGTGAACTGGAACGCCCAGTCGAACGCCGGCGGCGTCAGGTCGGGCGCCAGCGCCACGCGCTTGACCGCGCAGTTCCACGGGTGCCGGCGCAGCACGTAGTTGCGCACCGCAGGCCACAGATTCGACGCCAGCCGGGCCCGATCGCTGTTCTCGCTGAGGTCGTTGATCGGCTGGCCGCCCAGCATGAGCAGCGCGTTTGAGCAGATGCTGACTTCGGTGGCTGCCATCGCTTCGTCCCTTCGGAATGAAAAACGGGGGGCACGCCGGCCCCCCGATCAAGGAGACGCGCCCGGGGTGGGCGCGAGGAGACATCAGTCCTGCACGTACACGCCCTTCAGCGTGACGACCTGGCCGGCCGGCAGCGCGGCGCCGGCCACCACCGAGACGAGCGTGGCGTCGTCGGTCGAGCTGTTGAAGCCGTTGGCCACCGAGTTGCTGTCGTCCGTCACCTGGTAGCCATCGCCGGTCATGGTCATGGTGTTGGTCGCCGAGGTCGAAGCCGCGTTCGACAGCACCACCAGCATGCCGGGGCCGTAGCCATTGATCGCCGTGATCACGGTGTTCGCCACGATGCCCGTGCCGGTGATCAGGTTGCCCACCTGGAACGAACCGAAGTTGTTCGTCGGCTGGATCACGTTCGAGCCGGCGACCGTGGTGGCCGAGCCGGTGCACGTGTGGTCGGAGGCCGTCGGCGTGGCGTTGCCCGCGGCGGTGACCGACGTGGCCGCGAGGTAGCGCGCGGTGTTCACGTTGTCGCCCAGCGTGAGCGTGCTCGACGCGGCGCCCGCGTTCCAGATCAGGCGCGACAGGTGGCCCACGAGGCGCGCGCGCAGCGGCAGCTTGCCCCAGTAGATCCGGTCCGCGACCAGCAGCGTGCCGGCGCCCACGACGTACTGCGCTTCCATGAAGCGCAGGCGGCCGCCGAGCTTGTCGGAGCGCACGCGCGTGGCCGGCGCCAGCCCGTTGGCCGGGCCGTTGATGATCGTGAGGGCGTCGGAGTAGTAGTTCGGCATGGTGTTCTCCTTGGGTCAGGCGCAGGCGATCTCGACGACGCCTTCGTCCTCGAGCCGGGTGGCGCCGATCGACATGTCCGCGAAGACCTGCCAGGCGTTGTTCTTGTCCGGGCGCTTGTCGACCGAGGTGTTGATCTCCTGGCCGATGCCCAGCGCGACGCAGCTGCGCGACCAGGCCACGGCGTAGCCCGTAATGGCGGTCGCGTCCTTGGCCACGCGCTCGGAGCGCACGAACTTGAAGCCGAGGAACGTGTCGATCTGACCCTGGGCCAGCGCCTTCACCGAGTTGTAGTCGACCGACTTGATCTCGGTGGTGCCGTACAGGTTGGTCAGCATCTTCGCGTTGACCACGATGACGCGGGCGGTCTGCTCGTTCGGCGACTGGCCGTCCATCGCCATGCTGGCGTCGTCGTCCACCTCGTTCGAGTCGAGGATTTCCTTCGCCGTCAGCAGCTTCGCCAGCGTGAGGTTGGAGCCGCCGACCGCGATCTTCTGAGTCGAGGGCAGGACCGACAGGCCGACGTTCGTGCGGGCGTTGCCGCGCGCGGCGTTCAGGATCGCGTCGTCGATCTGGCGGTTCAGCGCGGCCATGGCGAGCTTGGCGTAGCCGTTGGTCGGGTCGGCCAGCAGGCGCACCTTGTCGAGCTTGTCGATCAGCTCGGCCCAGCCCTTGTCGACCAGATCGATCCAGCGCCGCGAATGCGGCACCTCGACGAACTTGGTGTCGGAGTGGCGCGACGTGATGTCGTAGGCCTCGGCCCGGCCCATGCGCTCGACCGACTTGGACTGACCGACGATGCCGGCCTCGATTTGGGACCACGGGCGCAGGCGCGCCTGGTGCTGCTGATACAGCACTCGAAAGTTGTTCGAGAACTGCATCACCATGTTCTCGGTGATGGTGAAGCTCATCTGTAGCTCCTGAGAGTTGAACGGTGGTTCGCCTGTCAGGTTGTCCCTTGCGGGGCCTTCGCTACGCGGGGCTGCACCGGCTTCCGTGCGCGCCCAGGCGGGCTATCGAAACCGGTTGTCCGCACGCCACGGCGGGCCGGCATGGGCGCCATGGTCGTGCGGGTGGGCTGGCGGAATCCAGCCCGATGCTTCAGGCGGTCTTGAAGCTGTGCGTGCGGCCGCCCTGCACGGGGCGCTGGCCGGCGAGCTTGGCGGTCAGGGCCGACACCTTCGCCATCGTCGCGGCGTGCTGCGGGTCGTTGGCGTTGAGGTACGACTTCGAGGCCATGAGCTGGTCCAGGTTCTCCTGGATCTGGGCCTGCGCCTCGGGCGATGCGGGCATGTCCTCCTGCATTTCCTTGCCGATCGAGGCCAGACCGCGGATCAGCCGCGGGTCGTTGCCGTAGTCCTTGACGATGCCGTCGAAGTCCTTGCCGAAGATCGCCTTGCCGGCGGTGAAGGCGGTGCTGACCTGCTGCTTGTACTGCTCGTCGGTCTTCCAGCCCTCGCCCTGGCGCAGCTCAGCTTCGCAGTTGGCCGCGTCCATCGCCGGCATGGCCGCGCGCAGCGCCGCGCCTTCGCTCGGCAGGTTCTCCAGCGCCGCGTCGACGACCTTCTGCGACGCACCGGCGCCATGCAGGTCCTTCAGCAGCGCCTGAACTCCGGGAGTCTTGGCCAAGTCTTCGGACTTGACCGTCTCCTTGAAGGCCTCGGGCACGTTGACCTTGTAGCCGTCGATCGAATGCGGCGGCGCGTCGCCGCTGCCCAGGCGCTTCTCGAGCGGCAGATAGCCCTCGCGCGCCAGCTTCAGCGCCGTCGCCGCGTGGTCGATTTGCCCCGCCGCGTCTTTGACGACGAACTTGTCCGGGATGCCGGGTTCGGCACCACCGGCGCCGGCAGCTCCACCAGCCGCTGCGCCACCGCCGCCCTGACCACCGCCCGCAGCCGCGCCGGCAGACAGGGCAGTCCCGGCACCAGCGCCTGCACCAGCGCCAGCTGCCGCACCGTCCCCGCCGCCTGCGCCTGCCGCACCAGCGCCAGCGCCAGCCGCTGCGCCTCCCGCTCCTGCGCCTGCCGCGCCGCCGCCCGAGCCGCCGCCCGAGCCGCCATCGTCCGCTGCAGCCATGAAAACATGATGGTTCCTCCAGTTCATGAGGGTCACTCCTTCGAGGTGAAAAAAGGCCGCATCACGCGGCCGGTTGGGGATCGTCTTCGTCGGGCGGGTCGGCGCCGTCGGCCTGGTTGATCTGGCCGAGGATGAAGTCGAGCACCGCGCGCCGGCCCAGCCGGTAGTCGGTCTCGCGTCGACCTTCCTCGCCGCCCTTGACGAACAGCGCGCCACCGAATCGCGCGATCAGGTCTTCGAGCACCAGGGCGCCCTCGTGGTGCCCCTCAAACACCCGGGCGTAGGTCGCCGGGTCGGCTTTGGCTGTGTTCACCGGCAGGGGATGAGATTCAGGCGACTCGCCAGCCGCGATACCTGGCCCATTCGCTGACCGACCCAGCGCCGCCGAGCTGGCCAGCAACAACAGCGGCCTTTACCGCATCGGCCAGCGCGATGAAGTCGGCGACGGGCCACGTCGCAGCCCCGTAGGAGCTGGCGTCGAGCAGGTGGCCCATGAATACGATGTCAGTCCCGTAGTCGATGGCGTCCTGCAGGAACGACAACATCTTCCCGGCTGTCGTGGCGTTGCCGAGCTGGTACGCCGTATCCAACTTGCGCACGGGGACGCAGGTCAAAAACTGCTCGCGGAACATCGGCTCGCAGTTGTCCGCAGTCACCAGACGCTGGACCCGTGCGCCCTCGGCTAACAGGGCGTCTGAGCCCACGAGAGTGGTGACACCCTGCACACACGGGTGATAAAACGGCGCCGTCAGCAAGCCCCGCTGATACATGTCCCATTTCATCGTGCGGTATTCGGCCATGTAAGTGGCTAGTCCGGCCGTCGTGATGTTGGTGTTGTTGACGTTGTGCGATCCAAGCTCATGGCCAGCCGCCGCCATGACTGCCAAATCCTCCCACTTGAGCGCGGTCCCACCGTAGGCTGGTAGCGGGGTGAGGGCGCCTGACGTGATGCCCGACTGATTGATGCCAAACGTCCCGTGCATACCGCGCGCCGAAAGCAGGCTGGCAAACGTTGCCAAGCTGACTGTTTGATCGTCGAATGTCCACGCCACGAAGCCCGGGGTTCGATCCGGCAAATACAGACCGTCAATCCACACGTTGACTGTCGCACTGGCCGGCACGTAAACCGTGAACCGGTACTGAGTCACGGCGTCATTATCGAGCAGCGTGTCAGTTATCGCGTTCGGCCCGCCGTGGAAATAGTAGGTGTAGGCGAGAGCCCCCGAGGCGTCGCCAGGGAACCGGCGAGACCGGACGAACCTGCCAAGCCCAGAGATGCCGTAGTACAGCTCGACTTGCGAAATTTTGGTGTTGTCGTCGGTCGCTACACGCGCGGCGAATCGCCGTTTCGCTCCCTTGAAATTCGGGATGTTGATGTCCGCGTTTCCGCTTTGAACTTGCACGTAACGAGCTGCGCCGGCGGTATTCACGATAGCCAGCTTGAGCGCCGTCCCGCCGAACGGTGCTGCGGTATCGATCGTGGGTGTAACGGTGATGTTGGCGTCTTGGGCAGTCGTGGTGAGCCCCGACAGTTCCGAGAACCCGCGTACACAGATGCCTTTCGCCGAAGACCCCGCCGCGACAGTTGAGGTCGCGGCCTTCCAGGCGGGTGCCGGCACATTCCAATACCCTGACACCAGGGCTTGAGTAGCCAGAGTCTGCTGCGGCGTCAGCACGCCGACAGAGCCAAACCGCCCGCCCGCGCTCGGCTCGGTGACAGTCCAGCCGCCAGCCCCCAGCGTGGCAAGCCCAGGGGAAACGCTGTTCGCGTCGGCCATTTCAGTTCTCCATCAGGGAATCAGGCGGCCTTGACCGAGCGCTGCATCGCAGTCTCGGCAGCCATGGTCTGCATCTGCTGGGCCTGCGCTGCCTGCTGCGCCTGCGCCTGCTGCTGCGCGCGCTGCTCGCGGAACGCGGCCAGCTGGTCCTCGTCGCGGATGACCTTGAGCGGCACGCCCAGTCCCTCGACGATCACGTCGACGGTGGCGTCGAAATCCACCTTGTCGAGCGCGGCGGCCGCGGCGGGCACGGCCTGGCCGAGGTTCGCCAGCGCGGTGAGGTTGCCCGTCATGCGCTCGACGGCGGCCACGTCCTCCTGCTTCTGGGCGCGGGCCAGCGGGTTGTTGTACTTGACCTTGAGGTTCTGACCGCCCAGGGACTCGGGCGCCATGCCGAACACGCCGGCGCGGTACATCAGCCCGAAGCAGCGCTCGACCAGCGGCGCCAGGTACTCGGCCTGCAGCCGGCCATAGATCGGGCCCAGCAGCTGGCGGATCAGGCCCACGCGCACGTGCACCTCGGTCGCGGTCATGGCCGGCCCGTCCTGCGGCTGCAGCTGGTCGGCCATCAGGATCTTGCGGATGGCCGCGTGGTACTGCGCCACGCGCGCGTCGGCCAGCTGCCAGTTGCCGCCCGCGCTGAGCTGCTTCATGGAGTCGACCGAGTTGGCGACGATAACCTTGCGCGGCCCGACCTTGACGGTGCGCGGGTTGAGCACGCCGTCGTCCTCGGCGATCCACATCCCCGCGATGGCCAGCTCGGCGTTCATGCGGTCCATGCGCAGGAACTCGTTGAGCTCGCGGGCGTCGGGCAGCGCGTCGAACATGGGGCCGATCGCGTACACGCTGTCGGGAATCACGGCCCAGCGCGGCACGATCACAGGCATCTCGTGGTAGCCGCTCTCGCGCAGCAGCTGCTTCGAGTCGACCTCGAAATGGCAGGAGGCGATCGGCAGGTTCTTGGCCAGGCGCGCGCCCACGGCGTAGGTGCTGCGCGGGTAGATCGCGTGGCAGATCGTCACCGGCGCGTCGGGGTCGACCTCGGCCTTCTTCGCCGTGTCGGCCGAGACCTTCTCGACGCCGAACTCCTTGACGGCCTGCTCGGCGGTCAGGGTGTACTCGCGGAACACGGTGTCGACCAAGCCGCCGGCCTGGGTGGTCGAGCAGAAGCAGCTGGACAGCGGCCACTGCGTGAAGGTGAAGCCGCCGGCATCGCGGTCCACGTCGATGTAGAGCGCGAACCAGCCGGCGCCCACCAGGTCGAGCGCACACTCGAACGCGGCGGCATCGAAAGTCGAGGCGTGGATCTCCTCGTGGAGTTGCTTTCCCTTTTCGTCGAGCCAGCGACGGCCCTCGCCGTCGGCGCCCGTCACGTCGAGCAGCGCCCAGATCGAGCTCGACGGCGTGGCCCCCGAGACGATCGCCGCGGCCAGCGTGCGGCCGGCATCGGTAGCGGCCGAATGCAGCAGCCGGGACTTGCGGTCCATGGCCTGCTGCGCGTCGAGCGGAGCCCCACCGTCGAGGCCTGACGCGCGGATCGGGAACGAGTGATCGAAGCAGTCGCGCCACACCGACTCGTGCGGCTGGCGCAGCTGCTTCAGGCGCGTGAGGCGCTTGCAGAGGGCGTCGACTTGCGCGGTCATCAGACGGCCATGGCTCGGTCAGGGGTCTTCGGGATACCCACGCGGCCGGTGCTGCGCGAGCTCGCCGAGCCGGCGCCCAGTGCGGTGCCCGCGGCGTAGGCCGCCGAGGTGCCGGGGTAGTACGAGGCCACACGTGCCGCCGGTGTCGGGCCACCGGAAGCCAGGGCGGTCGCACCTGCGGCACCGCCAAGGGTGTCGGCGCTGGCGGTCGGGTCGCCCAGTGCCAGCGCGCTGCTTCGCCGGCGGCGCTTGGACTCGGCGAGCTTGGCGTTCGCGGCGACCTGTGCGGATGTCTCGGCCTCGGCCGCCTTGCGGGCGTCCTCCTCCTGCTGCGCGCGCATCGCATCCTGCTGGCCGTGGATGGCCTTGCGCTGCTGGTCCGCGCTGTACGCGCTGGCAGCGACCGCGGTGCCGGCGCCGATCATGGCCCACGAGGCGGCAGAGATTCCGAAGCTCATGCGTGTTGCTCCAGCGGCACCACCGGTGTCGTGCCGAGGGTGAGCCGGCGCGACTGCAACCGGCCCGAGTCTTCGACCAGCGTGTCTTCGAGCACCGACACGTCGCGCTCGTTCTTCGGGTTCGCGTGCACCGTCGTCCACCAGGTGTCGGCGTGCGCGTACCCGACGCGCTTGGCCCCGGGCTGCGATGGCAGCACGTGGTGGCCGGTCAGCCGGCGCATGCCCGCCTCGGTCCACACCGTGATGTCGCCGACGGCGATGTTGAGGTGCTCGGCCTTGTGTGCCGCGCCGGTCAGCACCGTCCCGGCCGGGATCAGGATCGTCCGGGCCACGAGGCCGTCGGCGAAGTGGTGCCACGTGCCGAGCTCGACGCCGTGGCCATGCGCCTCGGCCTGCAGCAGCAGCTCCTCGAACCGCACGATCTGCTCGCGCGTCGGCGCGCCGGGCAGCAGCAGTTCGTCGCCGTGCGCCGTGCGTTCCTGGCTCAGGGCCTGGCGCAGCAGCATGCTCAGGCCCGCCGTGCGTAGTAGCCGTCGACGCAGAGGTAGCTCGTCACCGGCTCGGGCAGCCGCTTCTCGTCGATGGCCTGCTGCACCTGGGCGACCGTCATGCTGCCCGTGGCGCTGGCGGCCAGCTTCTCCTTGCCGTGCGGCGTCTTGGGCTCGTACACCACCTGCGGCAGCTTGGGCTGGCTGGACGCAGCAGCGGCGCGCAGCCGCTCGTTCTCCTCGGCCTGGGCCGCCAGCTGGGCCTCGAGCTCGGCGATCCGCGCGTCGGGATCGGCAGCAGCTTCGGTCGAGGTGGTCGACGCGGCCTGCTCCTGCGTCGCGGTGGTGCTGTCGTCGGCGGAACCGGCGGTGTCCGGTGCGGGTGCTCCCGGCGTCTGGACGCGCTGCGAGGCGGATCGACCCATGGCTTTCGCTCCTTTGCGGGTGGGTGGTGGGGATGAACCGGCGGTGTCCGGTGCGGGGGAATGGTCAGCGAGGCCTGCGGGCGGTTTCCAGCCAGGGACCTACCTCGCGTGTGCCGACAGCGGGCGGCGATCGACAGGCGCGAAGATCCGGGCCTTCCCGGTGAGACGAACCCAGCGGTCGAGCAGGCGCTCGCCGTCGCCGTGCTTGGGCTCGCTGCCGTCCATCCAGCCGCGCAGCGTGCCGCGCGCAACGCCGAGCGCGGACGCCAGGCGCTCCTGCGAGCACGGGACGCGCACGTCGGGATTGCCAGGGTCGGGCTCGCCCAGCATGTAGGCGATGTCGCCCAGCAGCCTGCGCCAGTCGATACGCGGTGCCGTCATCAGGTCATGGTCCTCTGCCCGAAGTGCGCCAGCAGCAGAGCGTCGGCGCGGTTGTGGTCCTTCTTCCGCGCCAGGTGCGACTCGGCCAGCGGGTACAGCGCCCGGGCTTTCTCGATGCCGTCGGCCTTCTCGCTGCCGATCAGCCCATACCAGCGTTTCCACGTCGCCGGCTGCACAGCACGCACATCCAGCCGCGCCAGCTCGAGCACGGTCTCGACCACGCCGCGCGAGTGCATCAGCGAGCCCTGCGACTGCGGCGAGTTGGCCTGGCCGGGCATCGTATGCACGTCCTCGATGAGCGCCAGCGCCACCTCGCCAGGAGGCACGGACTGGCGGACCAGATCCATCAGCCCGCGCGCGTCGATGCGCCTGCGCACCATGCGCTTGCCCGGGATCTCGAGCGTCGGCAGGTCCGCCACGCTGCAGGTGCCGCGAGCGTCCACCGCGGCCAGGGCGCCGGTGACGCCGATGTCGATGCCAAGGACGATCACGACGCGCACCTCACGACGCCCCAGGCGACCAAGACCCAGAACACGGCCAGCACCAGCAGCACCCAGCGCATCGCGCTCGGATCGCGTGGCACGTTGGCCGGGCAGCGCCGGCCCTGCAGGCAGTGGCCCGAGCACGGCGGGCACGACTCGACGATGGCGCGGTACGCCTCCCGCTCATTGCGCGGATGCATGGCTCTCCTCCCAGGCCCCGACGGGGCGATGAATCACGACGGGACGCTTGACGCCGACGCCATCGGAACCGGGCACGCACAGCCGCTCGGCAGGCTGCCGCCGATCCGCGGCGTGGAAGTGCGGGCAGTGGTCGCGCTTCTCGCACCAGCCGCCCATGCAAGCCTGCACCGGGGCCGAAAACGCGCGGGCGCGCGCGGTCTCAACGGCGGGCATCACGGCTCCACCTCCTGCTGCAATGCCTGGTCCTCGGCACGCTGCAGCGCGGCTTCCTGCTCCTGCGGCGTCGAGTAGCCGGTCATCTTTCGGCGCAGCTCGCGCAGCTTCTCGCGAGCCTGCGCTGCCAGCTCGGGGTTGCACGTCTGCTGCTCGGGCGCGGCGATACGGCGCTGCGTCGGGTCGGCGGGCGTCGCCCATGCACCCTTCGCGAACTCGGCGGCGAGTGCTGCTGTCCAGCGCTTGCGGCACTGCTCGTAGCTGCTGCTGCGCAGCTCGAAGCTGAACTGGCGCCCGGCCCAGTACACCGCCGGGTGCGACCAAGCGAACCGCTCGCCCTTGGTGTGGCTGGCCATGCCATGCTCGGCCTCGATCCACGCCAGCTCGGGATCGAGCGCGGGACGGCACAGGTGCAGGAACTCGGGCAGGTTGGGAGCGAACCTGCGGGTGCGCGTGGCTGCCAGGCCGCGCTTCACCTCGTCGGCGCTGAAGCCGGCCAGGGCTTCGGCCCATTCCGCCTTGACGCGATCCGGGTCGGCGCTGGCGTAGACGTTCGACATCGAGCCGCCGAGGATGGCCGCCAGGCGGGCGAACAGGTCTTCGACCCATCGGGTCGGTACCGGCGTGCCGTCAGGGGACAACACGGGCATCGACATCGACGACGTTGGCGTGGTCGGCTGCAGGGGATGGTCCATGGCTTCGGTCCTGGCCCGTGAGGGCGTTCATGGTGGCGATCTGGCGGTCGACGGCGGTGCGTCGTCCGGGTGGTGGTGCGTCGGTGGCCATCGGCCCGCGGTGCATGGCCTGGGCTGCCTGGGCTGCTTCGATCCGCTGGCGCTTGAGCGCGCCGATCGCGTAGGTCCCCACCGCGAGGGTGCAGTCCACGAGGACGAAGCTCTTCGCCTCGCCCTTGCGAGGGATGCCGCGAAGCGCGCCGACGGCGTCGAGCTGGTCGCCCTCGGCATTGTCGGGGTCGAGGCCGTCATAGATCGCCGTCACGAGCTCCCAGAGCTCGGCGTCGGAGCCCGCCTCGATGCCGACGACCTGTCCCATCGGCTCCGCGTCCGATAGGTCGAGGGTGGCGTCGACGTCGGCGAGGATCTGCGCGACGTTCTCGCCGCGCACGTCCTCGGTCGTCTTCGGGACGAAGCCCGTCGGGGTGAGCCCGCTCACGTTGCACCCGGCGACGGAGTGACGACGTAGGGCTTCCCGAGGCCGCCGACGATGACGGCGCCGGTGTCGTGCTCGATGCGGTAGTCGACGTCGAGCTTGCGTGCCGCTCGGTCGACGATGGCGACGGTGAGGTCGAGAATCCGACGCACGCCGACGGTGCCCTCGATGACGCTCGCATAGATGCGCTTGATCGCGTCGAGGTCTGGGCTCTTGACGAGCACGTTTTCGAAGAGCGGGAAGCCCGCCGACGTGTCGAGGAACCATTCGCCGCGGACGAACTCGAGCCGATCGTCGAGCTTCTGCGCGGTCTCTTCGGGGCCGGTCAGGCGCACCGTGCGGCCGTTGACGATCTTCAGGTCGCCGTCGGTGTCCAGGGCAAAGACGCTCACGGACGGCGGTCTATGCCGTCACTTCCCCTTGAGGAGCGTCGTCTCGATGGGGTTCGTCGGGTACTTCAGGGCGAGTGCCGCCTTGATCGCCGCGAGCCCCGTCTCTTGCGGCGACGGAGTGCACGCGAGGATCTGCGTGATGACGTCGGTCAGCGGCTCCCCTCGGGCCAGGTTCACCGTGAGGGACGCGCCCACCTCGACGTGGGTGCCGCTGATGCGGATCTGCTGATCGCTCCCCTCCTTGCCGATGACGAGCCCCGCCTGCCTCGCTGCCGCGTCGCCGGGCGGATTGCTGTCGGGAGCAAGGCCGGGCGTGCAGAACGGATAGCCCACGCTCAGGCGCCGGGAATCGACCGGCTCGGCCACCTCGCCCGACACGCGCCACTCGCCGATCGCGTCGCTGCAGAAGTGCACCGCCACCGTGTCGCCGACCGCGAGCACGCCTGCCACCATGTAGCCGTTGAACCGCGGCCACTGCACGGGCATTTCGGGGAGCGTTTCGATCTCCTCGTACTCGCGATCGCCGTCGTCGCTCCATCGCGACACCTTCACGGCGAGGCGCACGTCGGCGAGGTTCTTCGCCGCGTCGTACGCCTGCACGATGCCCGGAAGCGTCGTGTAGACGCCGTCGAGCTTCGCGCGCACAGCCTTTTCGATGACCTCGACGCGGGACCGGGGGAGCGGCATGCCCGAGGTCTACTTCGCGAGCTTCGCGCGGACCGCAGCGTCCTTCGCCTCGAGGAGCTTCCGAAGCGCGACGGTGCGCTCGGGGTTCCGCGGGAGCGTCGTGACGCGGAGCTTCGCGAGCTCGCCGAACGGACGCGAGATCTCCTGCAGGTGCGGCGGGAGGTGCTCGTACGCGAAGAACTGCTCGATGTGGTCGGGTGCGGTGGCGCTCATGCGCCGCCGTCTAGGCGGTGTCGAACTTCCGCGCGTGAATCGTCGCGTACCAGGGATCGGCGTCCGTCTGCCCCTCGTACTCGACTTCCTCAATGCGGTAGGCGCCTTTCAGCGCGAGCGAGTCGAGGACGAGGGAGCGGCCCGGGTCGAGCCCCGGCATGATGAGACACTTGCAGGTCACGATCCCCTTGCCGTCCACGGCCGGCGAGCCGACGAGCCCCGTATCGCTCGAGAGCTTCACGCTCTCGCCGGGGAGCACCTTGCCGCGCTCGAGGACCTGCAGCGCGCCGCTCTGCACGCTCCACTCGAGTCCGGCGCTTCGCGTCATGTCGTTCATCGCGTCCGTCGCCGCGCCTTGGATGACCGTCGAGACGGCGACGAGCGGACTCTCGCCCTTGGCGACCTGAGCTTTGATGTTCCCCGGGGCGGCACCCAGCGCCTTTTGCATGCTCTGCAGCACGCCGGCGGACCCGGTCTTCTTCGGCACCGTCGTCGAGACCCTCGCCCCGGGCACGCCCGCGCCGTCGAAGGACTGGATCCGCGTCTCCCACGTCGGCCCGTTCTTCGTCGACGCCGCCGCGCGGAGCTCGCCGCGGAAGATCGCGAACGTGTCGAGCCCCTGCTCGACGCCATCGTGGTAGCCGACCTCGAGGACGACGAAGAGCCGGCGCGCCCGCTCGAGCGCCTTGCGCGACGCCTCGGCGAGGTTCCACACCACGATCTCCGCGCGGTTCGGCTCGCTCTTCAGGTTCCGTCGCACAACGAAGCGCATGTCGATCTCGGTCGACTGCATCGCCGTCGGGCCCGACGAGTCGCCGACGGTGAGCTTCCACGCGCGCAGGTAGCGCTCGCTCACGTCGTCGCCTCGCGATAGAGGAGCTCGACGCGCCTGCCGATGCCGAGCTCGCCGAAGTTTGGCGTCCTGTCGTCGCCGGACGAGACCGCCATCAGGACGCCCGGCGGCTTGCGCGGATGCCGAGACCGGTTGAAGAGCGGCCAGTTCGTCACCACGCGCGCGCCGACCGCGATCTCGGTCCCGTCCTCGGCGAGCAAGTCGAGGTAGAAGCACGCGAGCCGCTGCACGTACCGCAGCCGAAGGAGGTACGTCACGCCGTCGAGCGTCGTGCGCGTCGTCGTGAACGCCTTCGTCGAGTCCACGGGGATCGTGAGGGTGGCCATCAGAACTTCATCCAGTCGGGCAAGGCGTCGGTGATGAGCGCCAACCCGCTCGTCTTCGGTCCGCTCGCGGGAACGGGGTGCTGCTCGCCCTTCGAGGTCTTCAGTTGCCCGCGCGGCTCCTTCGGCTTCGGACTCGCGACGGTCTGCGACGACACCACGCGGATGCGCCGCAGGCTGATCGAGATGTCGCCGCCCTTGCCGTTCTTCGCGGTCCGCTTGATGGTCGCCTTCTCGACGACCATGCCGCTGTAGTACCCCGTGCGCGTCGCGACATCGAAGCGCACGCCGCCGAGGC